TGTTTGCCAACTCAGATTCTGCATCCAAGCCATGAACCGCCTTAAGGTCTTGTGCGAGTTCAGTTGTGTACTCAGCTTTCAGTGCACGTGTTTTCGCCGCAACTGTGACTTTCTCAATTGAGAATGCCATTTCTGCGAAGTTAGTACCAGCACCGTCACCGAGTGCTTCACCCGCTGCAGTTCCCATACCTGTACCTGTATCGAATACAGATGTGTTAGGTACTGCGTCACCCATGTCACCAACATCAGTACCAGCACCAGAGAAGGTAGTGTCTGCTTCGTTGAAGAAGACTTCTGTGCCTGACTTTGAAGTCTGACGTGAACGCATTGCGAAGATCAGACCAGTTGGGCCTGTCATTGGTTGAACACCAGCAACATCATATGCAATAAGGTTTGGCATAGAACGACGAATCAGTGAAATCAACACTGGATCGTAGTTGTCAATGCCTGCGCCTGTTGCGTTTGCAGGTGCTTCAGAAAGCAGTGAAGACATGTTTACGGAAGAATCACCTTCCTGCATCATGACTTTTTCTGTGTTTTCTAGAATAGTCGCAGTTACCGATTTACGGTGTGTATCTGCGATTGGTGAAAAAGAATCGTGCTCAAGGATTGGGCCCCACTTTTCCACAAGTTTTTGATAGTTTGACTCAGTCATTTTGTCTATCTCCTTAGTGTTATTTTAATTACTGAATGTATTTATAAATTTTTATTTTTTCAGTTTAAATTATCTAGATTTTCTTGAGTTGAGAGCCTCAACGAGAGCATTTACAGTCGAATATTCAGAAGCTGGTTTTTTAACTTCTGTATCTTCAGTAATTACTTCGTCTTCTTCGTCAACAACATCTTCTTTTGGAGAAACATTAGTTTCTTTGAAGAATGACTCTTTGATGGTCTTAAGGTTCTCTTTGAAAGTATCTAGGTCGGACGAGTCTAGATTCTCTGAGAGAGTCTTAAGACGTTCACGCTGCGCCATATTCAACTCACCTGTCATTTCTTCGAAGATTACACCTGCTTTCAGATCCGCCACTTCTTTTGCCAACTTAATGTTTTCGTTGACAACAGCGTTTGACTTTTCTTCAAGAGATTTCATCTCTTCTTCAAGATCAGAAACGATGTCATATGTTTCTTCATCTACTTTGATGTTGTGTTCTGAGAACAAATCTTTTAAACCGTCCATCAAAGACTCTGCCATCTCGACCTTGATACCAGCTTCGATAGCAACTTCATTCTCTTCCATCCATTCTGAAACCACATAGTCAAGATACGCATCCAAGTTTTCTACCATTTCAGAAACTTTGGATTCTACTGCTTCAGCCAATTCAGTCTCTAGTTTAGTGTTAAGTTCTTCTTCGATCTTTTCCACTTTACCTTTTACTGCTTCGGTAACCGCAGCTTCAAAAACAACTGTTACCTTGTTTTTGAATTCCTCTGAGAGATCCATGCCTTCGAAGATGTCTGCGATAGACTCTTCAACGACGATCTCTTCTACTACTTCCACTTCATCTGTTTCAGGGGCTTCTGCTACAACTTCCGCATCTGCGTCAACTTGTGCTTCTTCCTTATAACCTGCTTTCAGAGTTTCAGGTGATTTCTCACCTTTGTCGTGGTCAGCTTTTCTTTTTTTATTTGTACCGCCTTCAGGTGTAGTCGCAGCCGCTGCTGTTGAAACACCATCATCAGACACAAATTTCTTTTCATCTGCCATTGTTTTTCTCCTTAAATCTGATTATGATTTATTTATTACAAAAAGTATTTATAAAAATTCATTTTCTTAACGAACTAACAAATGTTTCAAACATTCGAGCTGCTGTCATTTCATCAATACGCTTGGTAACAGTGCGGTATTGTTTCTCGACAGTTTCTTGAATTTCTTCAATTACTTCCTCAACTGGTTTCTGTGCGATCCAGTTGCTAGATGCAACATCGTAGTAGAACTCAGTATTTTCCATAATACCATTTACAAACGCATTAGGCGCTGATGGGTCTGTAACTATGTCTACCGTTGCAAGATGGAAATCGTTTTGAACTTCCATTACGCCATTTCTTTGTTTCACCGAACCAAGTCCACGTGTGGAAACACCACAACGAACACCTTCGTCGATAAAGGTCTTAACGATTTCGCCCATTGGTGTGCTAAGGATCTTTGCCTTACCATGGAAGTTGTCGCCCTCTCTATGCATAGAAGTGATAAGGTGCGAAACACGATCCCCATTAATCTGAGGGCCGTCTGGGTGTCCAAGTTCACCAAGTGCTCTTTTTGTATCAATAAATTC